TGTGGAACTGGTGCAGGCCCAGGCTCGCCGAAGCGATCGCGACCCGGCTCGACCAGACCGTGCTATTCGGCGGGGCCGGCATTCCGGCCACCTTCCCGGTCGGCGGGGTCACCGCCGCGCTCTACTCGGGCACGGTCGCACCGGCCGGGGCCTTCGACGCGGTAGACGGCGTTAACCAGGCAATGAGCATGGTCGAGACTCAAGGGCTCGCGGTCACCGGGCACTCTGCGGACATCGGCGCGAAGGGCCTGTTCCGGGGCGTCCGCGACGCCAACGGCTCGCTCTTGCTCGGCACCGAGCAGGTCGGCCAGGTCCAGCGGCCCACCATCTACGGCGTGCCGGTGGCCTACAGCGGCTATCCCCTCGCGTCGCTCGCGACCGCCGAGTTCATTACCGGCGCGTGGCAGTATCTCGTGATCGGCGTGAGGCAAGACATCAGGTTCCGGTTCGACCCCTCGGGCGTGATCGTGAACCCGGCCAACGGCCAGGTCGAGGTCTCGGGCTTCCAAGACAACGTGACGCCATGCAAGGTGTGGGCTCGTTTCGGGTGCACGATCGTCAAGCCCGTGACCCCGCGCGTGCCCGGCGGCGCGCTCCCGTTCGCCAAGGCCAGGCTCTCGCAGATGGTGCGACCCGACCCCGGCAGCGACGACGCCGAGACGGCCAGGACCCCGGCCAAGAAGTGACCCCGATCAGCCCTCAGTCGTGGGAAGCGTGGGCACCGCCCCTAGCGCCGCCCACGACTGGCGGGCTGCCCAGAGACGAGGCGCAAGCGATCGCCGACGCCTGCTGGGACGACGAGCCGCACCTAGCCGCCGCGCTGATGTGGGAGCACTACGCGGCCACCCTGCCGCCGACGCCCGCCGTGTCGCTCGTGCAGACCGGCGCGCAGTCGGTGAGCTACAGCCCCGCCGGGCCGGTCGGCGACTACGGGCTCGCGATCAGCCGCGCGAACTGGCACCGCTCGTTTCTCGACGGGCTCGTGTCGGTGCCGCTGCGCGTCGCGCCCGTCGAGGTCGACGTCGACTGGTGGCCCTACGAGATCGGCGGCGAGTCGTGACGGTGCTGCTGGCCAGCGACGCGGTAGCGCTCTACCTGCCGGGCGAGCTGGACGCGCACGGCTGGCGCGTGCCCCCCGACGACGCGACGAGCACGCGCCCGGTGTGGACCGGGGTCGGGAATCTCCAGCTCTACCAGGGCACGAGCGATCCGCGCGCCGAGAGCGGCGGCGGCCGCGGACCGCACGACCCGAACCGCGTCGCCGCCGGAAACCTGTTCCTGCCGCCGGGCGCTGACCCGCTCGACGGCATGACCGCAGTCGTGCGCGGGCAGGTGTGGGTGCTCTCGCTCGTGCGGTTCATCACCGACCCGACCGACCTCGCGGGGTTCCTGTCGTGCTGGTCGTGCGCTGTGACGGCGGCTCCCCGTGGCTAGCGGCGCGACGTTCACCGTCACCCACGCGATGGCCCGCCGCCTGGTCGTCCAGCCGCAGATTCGCACGATCGCCGAGCAGCTCGCCGCCGACGCCGCCTCGCGCACGCCGCGCGACACGGGCAAGATGGCCGGCGGCTACCGCGTCGTGCCCGGCCGCGACCCCGGAACCTCGCTCGTCGTCAATGACACCCCGTGGGCGCGTTACGTCGAGTACGGCACCCGCCGCAGGCCGGCCAGCGCGCCCCTCGGGCAGTCGCTCGCCGCAGCAAGGGGCAAGTACCGATGACCGCCGCGCCCGTGATCGTGCAGCCCGACCTAGAGGCGTGGGTGTGGGCCCAGATTCGCGAGCTGCGCGCCCTCGGCGAGCTGACGTCGTTTAGCTACGCCGCGACCCAGCAATGGCCCGGCTGGATCATGGCCCATTTCATCCAGATCGACGCGCGGCACAACCGCAAGGAGGGCGCGCGAGCGCTCGCCGAGACGGTGCGGCAGATCGTCGTCGCGCTCCCCGACGTCGACTGGCCCGAGGGCACCGTCTGTTACGTGCAGCCCGTCGAGGGGCCTTTCTGGCTGCCCGACGACGACGGCCGACCGCGATACACGGCGCGGTACGAAATCCGTGTCCATCCCCGCCGAAGCGCCGCGCTCGTCGCGCCTGCTGAGGCACCGTAGGAAGGAAAACCCGCTATGCCTCCAGCCCCGCCAGCAGCCGGTGTGCTCGACCCGAGCGAAGTGCAGGTCGGCACCGCCAACGGCCCCGGTATCTATCTCGCCCCGGCGGGCACCGACCCGCCCGAGAACACGTGGGACGAGTGGCCGGCCCCGTGGAAGGTGCTCGGCTACCTGAGCGACGACGGGCCGACCGTGGGCCAGAGCGTCGATCAGGAAGACCTCACCCCGTGGCAGTCGGTCGTGCCGATCCGGTCGGTTGTCACCGGCCGCGCGGTCACGCTGCAATTCGTGCTCTGGCAGCTCAACGGCGACACGATCGCGCTCTACTTCGACGCCGACCCCGGCACCGAGGACAGCGACGGGCTGCTCGAAATGAAACTGCGCAGCGACACGCCGCAGCACCTCTACGCGGTCGGCATCGACTCGCGCGACGCCGAGCGGGTGTTCCGCATCGCGTTCGGCCGGGCGTCGCTGTCCGACGCGGGCGATATGCAGATCACGCGCGGCGCGACGGTGCCGCTCGACTGCACCCTGTCGGCGCTGGACGACGCGGGCGACCTCGCGACGATCCTGCTCGGCCCGGCTGAGGACCCCGACGCCGCTCGTCGTGCTCGTCGTGGCGCTTCCGCTGACAAGGCGGCGTGACCGCCAGCCCGGACGCCAACGGGCTAGCGACGTTCGATCTCGGGGCTGCGGCTGACGCTGCGGCTGCCGAGGCCAACGCGCGACCGTTCGCGTTCACCTACCACGGCCAGAGCTACGAGGTTCCCCCGTCGACCGCCTGGCCGATCTCGTCGCTGCGCGCACTCGTCGCCGGGGACCTAGAGGGCGCACTGTCCGACCTGATCGGCGCCGAGGCGTTCGACGGCATGTGCGCCGATGGGCTCAAGCTCGGCGAGCTAAACGTGCTATTCGGCGAGATCGCCAAACAGAGCGGGATGACCCTCCCAAATTTGCCACGGCCCAAGCCGCGCGGTTCGACCCGGACGTCGAGGCGGTAATGCTCCAGGTGTACGGGGTCGACGTGCTCGACCCCCGTACGTCTGCACGGCGGATCGCGGTGCTGCTCGACAGGCTGCCCCCCGACGCCCGCCGGTTCGGCGAGCAGTGGTCGACTGAGGCCGAGCTGCTCGCGCTGCTGATCGACCACGTAGCCGCCCTGACGTGGGTCACGCTCAAGGCGCACGGGGCCAAGAACGCGCCGAAGCCCCGCCCGATGCCGCGCCCGCGACGACGCGCTGAGCTGGGCGCGCCCCCGGCGGGTTCTCGAAACGGCACCGGAAATGAGGGGACCAAGGCGGGCTCGTGGGCCGACGCCGCGAAGATGCTCGCCGGGATTCCCGGCGTGAAGGTGCGCGGCGATGGCTAGCTACTCCTACGGCGGGCTAGAGGTCCGGGTCACCGCCGACACGCGCGAGCTGGCCGTGTCGATCCGCAACGCGGCGACCTCGGCGGGCCAGGACGCGGCGGGGTCGATCAGCAGCTCTATGTCGGCGGGCCTGCACGCGATCGGCGGGCTCGGCGCGGCAGTTGGCAAGTCAGTTGCAACCGGCATCGCGGGCGCGACGGTGGCGGCGGCGGGGTTCGGGGTCGAGGCATTCAAGACGGCGGCTCGTGTCGGCGAGATGGACGCGAGCCTGCGCGCCTTGGCCAAGGCGAACGGGCTGAGCTACGACGAGATGCAGAAGTCGGTCGCGGCGATCCGTAAGCAGGGCATCGAGGCCGGGACCGCGCAGCAGCTCGTCGCGCAATTCGCGCGTAATCAGCTCGACCTCGGCAAGTCGACGGACCTCGCCCGCGTCGCCCAGGACGCGGCGGTGATCAGCGGCCGCAATTCGACCGAAGTTTTGGGCGATTTGGTGCATGGCATCACGACCCAGAACAGCCAGGTTTTGAGGAATGCCGGGCTCAACGTCCAGGCGGGCCAGGCGGTCGACAAGTACGCGAAGTCGATCGGTAAGGCCACCAAGGATTTGACCGACGCCGAGCGCTCGCAGGCGGTTCTCAACGCGGTCCTTGAATCGGGCAAGACCGTAGCCGGGGCCTACGCCGAGGCCATGACCGAGCCGGGTAAGGTGCTGCGCTCGTTCCCCCGGCTGGTTGACGACATAAAGCTCTCGGTCGGCGAGGGGCTCGTGCAGGCGTTCGGCCCGCTGATCCTGGCCGGCTACGACGTCGCCAAGTCGCTAAGCGCCGCAGTCGCGCCGAGCGGCGCGCTTCACCAGATATTCGGGTCACTGTCGATCGCGCTAAGCGATCTGCTCGGCCCGCTGATCCGCATAGTCGACGGCTGGGCCAAGTGGCTAGCCGGGCTGAAAAAGGAGCAGATCGAGGGCATCACGGGGGCCATCGAGAAATTCGGCCCGGCGGTGATGATCGGCGCGGGCGCGCTTACCGCGCTCGTCGCGCCCGGCATCCTCTCGCAGATTCCGATCCTGGGCGGGATGCTGTCCAACCTGCTCGGCCCGGCGAAGCTCGTCGCGGGCGGGCTCGGGTCGGTCGGCAAGGCCGCAGCCGTCCAGCTCATACCAGGGCTAGGCGGGGCGATCGGCCCAATCGGCGGGGTCGGTGCTGCCCTCGGCGGGCTCGCGCTGCCCGTCACCGCTGCGGTCGGCGCGTTCGCGGCGCTGATGATCGCCAGCTCAGATTTCCGCGATGCCGTGTTCGCGCTGGGGCGCGGGGTGCTCGATTTCCTGATGCCCATCCTGCGCGGGCTCTGGGACGGGCTACAGCCGATCCTCTCGGCGCTGTGGAAGATCGTCGGGGCCATCGGCGACGCCCTCGCGCCCGTGATCAAGGAGCTGTCTAAGCTGCTCGCCCCGCTCGGCGAGCTGTTCGGCAAGAACGTAGCCGATGGGCTCGGCGGGACCGGCTCCGCGATCGACGGCGTGCTGCCCCTGATCCTCGGGCTGATCAAGGCCATCGGGTTCGTGCTTGAGGTCACGGTCAAGGTCATCGTGCCGATAGCCGAGGTGGCCATTAAGCTGCTGACCTGGGTATCGGCGGTAACCGCCGTGCTCAACCCGATCAAGCTGCTGGGCCAGGCCCTAGAGTTCCTGATCGGCATCGTGTCTAAGCTGTGGCACTGGATCGTCGGCGGCTCGCCGGGGCTGATCCCCGCCTTCGGCGCGCTGGGCCAGGCGGCGGGCGCGGTGGCCGGGTTGCTGGGCGGCGCGGTCGCCGCGGCCTTTTCCGGGCTCGTCTCGGTCGTGTCGTCGGCGACGTCTGCGGTGCTCGGCTCGGTGCGCGATGGCTGGTCACAGATGCGCGAGACGATCAGCTCGACCATGAGCCAGATTCAGGGCGTCGTCTCGTCGGGGTTCTCCTCAATGGTCGGCGCGGCACGGTCGGCGGGCTCTGCTATGGTCGACGGGCTCAAGTCGGGCCTGTCGGCCGCGAAGGGGCTCGGGGGCTGGATCGGCTCGAATGTCACCGGCCCCGTGACCGGCTTTATCAAGTCGGGGTTCGGCACGCACTCGCCGAGCACGATCACGATCACGATCGGCGGCGATCTGATCGAGGGCCTTCGGCGCGGGCTGGAGGCCGCTAAGAACCTGGGGAGCTGGGTTAGCTCGAATGTCACCGGCCCCGTGGTCGGCTGGCTCAAGAGCGGGCTCGGCATCGGCTCGCCCAGCTCGATTACGATCACGTTCGGCGCCGAGGTAATCGAGGGCCTCAAGGTCGGGCTCGAAAAGGCGCGCGAGCTGGGCGGCTGGATCAAGGACAACGTATGCGGCCCGATCCTCGGCACGATCAAGGGCTTTTTCGGCATCGGGTCACACTCCAAGCTGATGGCCGGGCTCGGCGAAGACATGATCGGCGGGCTGGAAGACGGCCTCGCCGGGGCGAAGCAAATCGACCTCGGGCACTCGCCGATCGGCGGCTCGCCGCTGGCCGGGGCCGGTCCGTCGATCGCGGGCATGGGCGGGGCGGGCGGCGCGACGATCAACGTCTACCCGCAGGCCGGCCAGGACGAGCAGGAGATCGCCGCGATGGTCTCCCGCGAGCTGGCGTGGGCGATGGCCGGGGGTGTCGCATGACGACCGGAACACCGATGCCGCTCACGGTGCCGACCCGTGGCTACGAGCGCGAGTTCGATTGGGCGTACACCCGCGACGCGCCGCCGCCAGCGCGCGAGCCGATTCCGGTCGTGTGGGACAACCTCTGGCTTAACAGCGGCGACCAGGCCAACGGCACGTGCCTGGTCGTGGAAAACATCACAGGCTGGCTCGACTCGCCGCCGCTCGACGGTAACGACGTCTCGCGGGTGATCAGCGACGGCGCGGCGTGGGGTCCGAAGGTGCTGCGGCAGCGAACGATCGTGATCACGGGCGCGGTGACCGGGCCGCGCCTCGAGCTGGGCAGGCTGCGCGACCAGCTCGCCGCCCGCGCCGCCAACCGCGAGCCCGTGCTGCTCGCGGTCGGCGACTTCGACCTACAGCGGGTGCTCACCGCCGACGTGCGCGCCGGGACCGAGCTGTACCGGCACACCCCGCTCGGCTCGGGCGGGTTCCGCTATCAGGTCGCGCTCACCGCCGCCGACCCCGCGCTCTACTCGGGCACGTGGGAGACGGCCACCTTGACGAACGTCACCCCCGGCTCGACGGGCCGGGACTACCCGCGCGAGTACACGTGGTTTTACGCGCAGCCCTACATCCCAAATTCGACGGTGCTGCGGAACGTGGGCAACTACGACGCGCCGGTCTATCTGGTCTATGAGGGGCCGCTGAGCGAATCCGCGGTGACCGACAACCGCAGCGGCATTATCCGCGTGGCCGCAGTCGACGCGGGCGTGCGGATCCTCGTCTCCGCGCTCGCGCTGACCGCTGAGGCTGAGGGCGGCTTGTCGCGGGCGAGTTACCTGCTGCCCGGCTCGCGGCCGATGGTGATCCCGCCCGGCGCGACGTCGCGATGGTTTCTCCGGTCGGCGGGCGGCGGCTCGGTAACTCTGCACTGGCGGTCGGCGTGGGTGTGAGCCAGGCCGCGCCGTTCCGGCTGCCGCTGCCGCTGACTCAGACGCCCCTGCCTGGCCAATGGACGTTTTGGGCCGAGGCGATGGTGCCGCCCTATCAGCGGCTCGGCATGGTCGACGTCTCCTCGTTCTATTGCGTGCGGCGGTTCAGCGCGTTCGGGCACGGCAACCTCACGGTGAACCTGCCGTGCGGGCTCGACACCGAAACGATGCTGACCCTGTGGTCGTGGCGGGTCTGGGCGTTCTACGACGGCGAGCCCTATTGGTGCGGCGTGCCGACCGGGTTCGCCGACCAGAACGGGTCCGAGCACGTGCAGTTTTCGATGATCGAGCTGCCCGGCTATCTGACCCGGCGGCAATGGGAGCGCGACGAGATATGGAAGGCGGATCAGCTCTGGATCGCGCGCCAGCTCGCCGAGGAGCCGCTGCGCGACGTCGGCGTCGAAATGATCACCGAGGGGCAGCAGGTGATCCGCGATCGGCACTACGAGCCGCTAGAGGGCGGCTCGCGCGGGCAGCTATTGATCAACCTGTGCGGCGTGATCAACGGCCCGGAGTTCAGGACGGAATACCGGATGACGCCGCAGGGCCGCCCGGTCTGCACGGTGCGGATGGCCTACCCGCGAGTAGGGTCCGACACGGCGGGGCTCGGCGTGTCGGTGCCCGGCGCGGTGCTCAGCTACCGGGCGCAGTTCGACTCCGATCAGCTCCGCACCCGCACGTATGCGGTCGGCGATCTTCCCGCCGACGCGCCCGAGGGCACCCGCCGGCCGGTCGTGATCATCGACGCGCCGCAGCCGCGACTGCCCCGGCTCGATTCCGTCGATGACTGGCCCGGCACGATCCTGATCCCGACACTGGTCGATCGCGCCGACACCCAGGCCCGCATTCACGCGGTGCCCTCTCAGCAGATCACCGGCAGCCCGCCCGAGTCATATCCGGTGATCACGTCCTACGGGCCGGGCGACACGGTGACCGTGCGGGCGGTTACCCCGCTGATCCCCGAGGGGATCGTCTTCGCCGCCCGGCTAGAGCAGGTCGAGGTCAACGCCGCCGAGGGCATCGCGACGTGGCAGCTCGGCGTCGTCAACCCGCCGCAGCGCCCCCGCGAGACCGTCGCCGGGGCATTCACCCGGATCAACCGGACGACCGAGGCCCTGTTCCATAGCGGCGGGCTCAACGTCCCGAACGTGCCGAGGAGCATCGAATGACCACACCGAACCCGACCGGGAAGCTAGCCTACGGCCAGGCCGCGAACTACGACGCGGTGGACGATCGCGCCGTGGTGACCGCCGTGACCGGGGGGCGGCTCGGGCTGGTCCGGCCGGTGCGCGCGACGCCGGGGACCGGGCTACAGATCGTCATCGCGGCCGGGTGGGTCGGCACCGCGAGCTGCTCTGATCTCACGAGCGCCGTCGTGGGCAGCCGCGAGGACATGATCGTGCAGGCCAACCCCGGCCCGGCCAGCGGCAGCCGAAACGACGTCGTGTGGTGCTCGACCAACCCGGACGAGGGCACATTCGAGCTGTCCGTGATGACGCTCGCGCAGTCGGCGGGGCTGGCCGGTCTGCCGCTCGTGAATATCACCGTTCCCTCGGGCGCGAACCTGGCCTCGCAGATGCAGCTCGTGCCCGTCGACGCGCGCATCGACCGGCGAACGCTGTCCGTGACCTACATGGGGACCGGCGGCGGATTCAACGATTACAACGCGACGAGCTGGGCCGCTGCGGTCGGCCGGGGCGTCGAGTCGATGCCGTGTTTCATGGAGCCGGGCCAGTGGTACCGGGTGCGGTATATCGCCCATTGCTGCTCGCTCGTCGGCACGATCCCGCCCGCCGGGACCAGGCTAGAGGGCGCGGTCGCGATCGGCGAGCGCACCGAGGGGCAGCTCCCCGCCCTGTCGATCTTGCGGCGCGGGTTCGTCTTCGCCTGGCCGTTCTTCACGGTGCCGACCATGATTCAGGCCGAGTACGTGTTTCGCCACAATCTCAACGACGCGCCCGTGTGGCGGGTATTCGACGGCCGGATTTGGAAGCACCCTCAGAACGTCCCGGCCAATGTGTCGATCAGGCCCGGCGGCTACACCGACATGGGTCCGTTTGTGCAGACGTTCACCGTCGAGGACATCGGGAGCTGAGCCGCCATGACTTCGCCGACGTTGCTGCGCTGGGGCCAGGCCGGGCGCTATGCCGCGTGGGATGACCGGCAGGTGATCACCGCGCTATCGGGCCGCGCGACGGGCGTCGTGACCCCGGTCGTGCTGAGCCCCGGCGTCGGCCTGCACTTCACGGTCGACGCGGGCTGGCTCGCGATCGCCGACTGCGGCGACGAGACGGTCGCGGTGCTGGCCTCGCCGCTCGGCATCGACGCCGCCGCCGAGCCGGGCAGCGGCGAAGACCGCACCGACGAGCTGTGGGCCGAGGTGCTCGACCCCGAGGCCGCGACGTTCCGGCTCAAGGTCTACACGCCCGACGACGCGACCCCGCTCGGCGTGCTGCTGGCCACGATCGAGGTCCCGGCGGGCGCGACCGACATCGCCGACATGACGCTGCTGCCGCGCCCCCAGGACTACCCGCCCGGCGAGCCCGGCCCGCCCGGCCCCCCCGGCCCGCAGGGGCTACCCGGCCCGCAGGGACCGCCCGGTGATCCCGGCGGACCCCCCGGCCCGCAGGGCGAGGCAGGCCCCGAGGGCGCGACCGGCCCGGCAGGCGAGCAGGGACCGCCCGGCTACGAGGGCGCGCAGGGTCCGGCTGGCCCGGCCGGTGATCGCGGCGACCCCGGCCCCGAGGGTCCGCTAGGCCCGGCCGGTCCGACCGGCCCCGAGGGACCCCGCGGCGAGGAGGGCCAGGCGACGATCGTCGTCGGCTCGTTCGGCCAGGAGCGCACGCCCGCCGACTTGCCCGACACGGGGCTGATCCCCGCCGGATGGGACGGCGACGGCCGGCCCGCCGCCCCGGTCCAGCTAGAGCGCGGCTGGGCGCTGGTCTACGACCCGACCGGCGACCTGTGGGTGTGGGTCACGAGCGCGTCGTCGCCGAACGGCGAGGCGTGGCTAAACGTCGGGCTCGTCCGAGGTCCGCAGGGCGAGCGCGGCGAGCAGGGCGAGCAGGGGCCGCAGGGACCGCCCGGCGCGGACGGCCCGCCCGGCACGCTCAACGCCTCGTTCCTGTCCGACGCTGGCGCGGTCGTGCTGCCCGGCGGTCAGACCGCCGCGACGATGGTTACCCGCGCGTGGGTGATCCCGGCCGCGCAGCTCATCCCCGGCAGTTGGTTCGAGGTCCACACCGCCGGATTCGGGGGCTGGGGGCCGACCACCGATCAGCGGCTACTCGTCGTCAGCGGGCGGTTCAATGCCTCGATGGTGCTCCGGTACATCGACCTGCGGCTGACGAACCTGTCGGCCGGGCAGACCAACG